GCAACAAAACTATCTAACAGTAATGAATACTATCGGACTTAGAGCCAATCCTACTATTATTAAATCGCCTTACCTTGTTGATGAAAACATCAAGTTTGGCAAAGGCATCTCTGCTAAAAAAGTTTGGAGGATGGTGTTTGATATTGAATATGGAATACACAGTATTGATATGCTAAAACTAGACTTTGATCTAGTACCTTTTATCAAAGAACTCACAGAAGACGCAGTTCTAGACGATCCAGTATTTCGCACAGATGTTGATAGTTCTAATATTGTATTTAGAGAAATGGATAAATAACATTAGTATTTTAAATACTTAGGCATTTATTTTAGGTAACGAAAAGGCTATTTCCTGTCGTAAATATATTGGAGAAATGAATGTCGACTACTCAGTTAGAAAGAGAATCACTAGAAGCACATGTTGATTTGTGTGCGATTCGTTATGAAGCACTTGACGGTCGATTAACCAATGTAGAAAAGAAACTAGACGGTATTGCAGAACAAATGGCAGCAGGACAGAATAGTTTATCAAAAGTTATTATAGGTGCAACCGGAACTATAGTTGCTGGATTATTATCTACTATTGTTGTAGTGCTATTACAGATAGGTTAAAACGTGGTAAAGATTAACGAAGTTACACTTGATGAAAAAATGGCCTGGGCAAAGCGTGGCAACAAAGTTGTACGCAAGTTTAGATGCAGTGCAGGTCCTCGTGCTGGACGTATAGTTTCAAACATAGGACAATGCTTTGCAGCACCTGACATAAAAAAACGTGCAAGATTAAAGTTGACAAAAGCAAGACTAGGTGCTAAAATGACACGTAAAGCCAAGAAGACTAAACGTATCAATCCAGCAAGTAAAAGAGTAAAGGCGATGAACAAATGAGTACCAATGCACCTGACATGAGAGCATACATTGATATACTAAATGAACAACCAGTTGTTGGTGATGCAATGGGCGCCGATCCTGTTGAAACATTAAAAGCCGAACTTAAAAACAAAGAAGAACAAAAACGAGCATTGGATAAAGAGATTGCCGATATGCGCAGTAACCTGCCAAAGTTGATGCAACAGCAACAGGCAGCAAAAACAGCACAGCAACGACAACAGCAACAGTCGCAGCAATCACAGCAAACCACTAACACGTTGAATCAACAACAACCAGCATCGCCAACGATGCCAAACATGCCAACAGTAGCATGAAAATCAATGAATTAATATCGAGCTTTGAAATCTATACAACCATCGAAGAGGGTAAGTTGTTAGATAAAATCAAAGGCACGGTAACACCAAATCAGTTTACAGAACGAGAAGTAAGGGTTATTGAAGCCCTTATTAAAAAGAGTTTAATATCTAAAAAAATCGAAGATGGAAAAGTGTACTTGGTGAAAAATGGAAAACCTTACTAAACAGCTATCCCACATTATTGATGTAGGAACAAAGAAGAATCCTCTGCCTATGAAGCGAGGAAATAGTATCCGCATAGGTATTGTTGCTATAAGGTATAGTGCAAACAAAGGATATTTGTTATTTGATTGTGAGCAAAGCAAACAGGTGTGTTTAGCATTATCAAAGCCTGGCGCATTGGCAATAGCAAAACTTTATAATGCAAAAAAAGACTATAGACATGCAATAGTAAATGATAGAGAATACGATAAACATGATACTGATTGTATATTCTATGAACATTTGATCAGCAGTACAACAGATAACTTTAGACTTGATCTTGCTCATATAAGATTAGAAGTAAGCGAAGCTCGTAGAAACAACTCGTATCGTATTTTAGAAGCCATCATCTTTGATTAGATGATAAATAAAAGTAATAGCAATCAGGAAAGATTACAATGAACATTAGTGAATTCGCAAAACCAGTAACCTCAAAGGCACTAAATGAAAGCCTAGCCAAGCGTTTTGGTAAAAAAATCAAACTAGAAAACTTCAGTTTGACACAGTTGCAAGATGCAAGAAACAAACTACGCACACAGCTTAGTCAAATCGAAATGAATGAAAACTTCAATTCAGTTGTAAGTAGTGAAAACTATCAAAAGAACAAACTGTTTTTGGATGTTCTCAATGCAGAGATTAGTGAGCGTGGCGACATTGAAGAAACTTCACTTGAAGAAACAACACTTCGTGAAGGTGCAGAAGACCAAGCAGAGATTGTTATGGCTGCTAAAGATATGGTTGATCGTGTTACTAACTGGATGGAAGACACAGCAGAAATGCAAACAGAATCAATGCTAGAACTTGCTGACGCTATTAGAGACGAAATGGGTGTTGATCAAAGTCAAGCATTTGTTGGAGGCATCAAGCCTGCACTAGAAGCATTGTATCAAACAATGGAACAGGCTCGCGAAAGTCTAAGCCAAGGTGTTGCACTATTAACTGGTGAAGGTCAAGCACCAGCAGCAATGGGCGCAGAAGAGCCAGCAATGGATCCAGCAGCTGAGCCAGCAATGGAACCAACAGTTGATATGGATGAGCCAGCAGCAGGCGAAGGCGATGTAGCATTGCCAGCAGCAGGCGGAGAAGAGCCAGCAGGCCGTCCAGCTAGATAATGAAAATATCAGATATCATTAACGAAGGCATTAGTCCTAAACTATATATGGTATTAAAGCAACTTCAAGCAAATGGAGTTGCTCGTATTAAGATGGATGATCTTAATAAAAAACTTGCAGGTATGGGACTTGAAGCATTTTCAGCTGATACCTTTGCACTACAATACAATGATCCACGTATTAAGAAGTTGATTAAAAACTTCAACGACGAGGAAGTAATGTTCAACCAAGACTCAGTTGATGCATTACCACAAGGTTCACCAGACGGAAAAGCAGTTAGTCAAATGGCACAACGTGCAACTAATGTAGGTAAAACATTATAGGTTGACAACCACCTAGTCTTACTATACTATTAAGTATGACATTAATAAACCCCAAGTATACATACGAAAAACTCAAGCGTGTTGAAGTAGACGGCAAGCGCAGATATGCAGCACCAGGTGGCCCACCTGTAGCAAGTGTAACAACCATCCTCAGCGGCACCAAAGATATGACTCATTTGCATGAGTGGCGCAGGCGTGTAGGACATGCCAAAGCACAAGAGATTACCACTGAAGCAGCAGGTGTTGGTACCCGTATGCATAAGTATCTCGAAGATTATGTAGACAATGGTGTGTGGACAGAGAGTGCAGGCAGCAATCCTTATGCACAACAAGCATATCAAATGGCATGTGTTATACGTGACGAAGCAATGGTGCATGTTGATGACATTTGGGGCAGCGAAGTTCCTCTTTATGTTCCTGGTATCTATGCAGGCACAACTGACTTGGTAGGACAATACAAAGGCAATCCCTGCATAATGGACTTTAAGCAAACCAACAAGCCTAAGAAGCCTGAGTGGGTAGAAGACTACTATCTACAGCTTACAGCATATGCACTAGGACATAACGAAGTACACGGCACAGACATCCGTGAAGGACACATCTTTATGTGCAGTCGAGGATTAGAGTATCAGCAGTTTGATCTATGGCCAGATGAGTTTGCTGAATGGGAACAAGAATGGTGGAATAGATGCCGCCAGTATTACGAAAAGAATGGCTAAATACTACTAATAACGCATTAGGAGTATAGCATGGCTATTGTACAGATTTCAAGAATCCAACACCGCCGAGGTAGAAAGAATCAAGGAAGTGGGATACCACAACTTGCTTCAGGTGAGATTGGTTGGGCGATTGACACACAAGAAGTTTACATTGGTAATGGCGCAGTAAGCGAAGGTGCACCAGCAGTTGGTAACACCAAACTACTAACAGAAGCTGACAATCTATTAAGTCTAGCAGGTCAGTATGCATACAAAAGAGATGAAATACAAACAGGTGTTGCGTTAGCATCTCCAGTAGAACGTACTCTTCAAGCAAAGTTAGATGATCGTGTAAGTGTCAGAGACTTTGGAGCAACGGGCGATGGAACAGACCAAACAGAAAAACTACAACGTGCTATTGATCAGTTGTTTATCAACAGTGCAACCAAAGGTTTGTACAAGAGTCGTGTAACACTTTATATTCCAGCAGGTGAATATCTCATTAGTTCACCAGGTTTAAAAATACCGCCATACGCAAACATTGTAGGTGACGGCATTGACAAAACATTTTTAAATAGTTCGGGCGCAAACCCACCTGAAAACATTTTCCATACAGTAAATGAAACAAGTATTCCTGGTACGTATGCCGATCCAAGTACAACAACATCAGCCAACATGGCTCGTTTTGTACGTATTGAAGGTATGACAATATTCCACAATAGTAATGGCGGAGCGTTGTATCTTGAAAACTGTCAAAACAGTAAGTTTAGAGACATCAAACTTTCAGCAGGGTGGACCACAGGCGATGGCATAACCAGTGAAGGTATACCTACATCAAACTTGGTTGGTGTTGTAGTTTCTAATGGCAGTGTAGCAACAGCAACTTCAGATTATAATATATTTGAAAACATGTTTATTGAAGGGTTTGCTTGTGCAATATACAGTGAATATGATATTAGCAACAACAAGTTTAAAACAGGAAATATCAATACATGTGGACTAGGATTTGTATTAGGAGCAGATCCTACTTCAATACCTCCAGTTGGCAAAACTTTAGGCAGTCAATACACTGTTATCCAAGATTATGTTTTTGATCTTGTTGACAAACAAGGGTTGTATGTACGTACAGGTAACTTCAATATCAGTCAAAATAACACATATCTAAATGTAGGACGTGATGGCGGCAGTAGTGTAGTTGTAGAACCAGTGATTGAGTTTTATCGTACTGCTGATTCAAACGGCATTGGCGATGTTGGTCACATTGATATGGATAACAATAAAAGTATAAACGATTATTTCCAACGTACTGCTGAACTAACAGTTGATCCGCTTTATTTTAGTCAAGATTATTTTCCAGAAATACATGGCTCAAAGCGTATTGAATTATCACAACCAGTAAGAACTAGTGTTGGTGTAAAACTAGTAGCTGAGACTTTGATTAGACTACCATCTGATCAGCAAAGAGGTGTGATTACATTAGAATATACATATCGTGCTGAAGATAACGTTGGTCCAATAATGCAAAATGGAACAATAACCATAATCTACAACAGAGACAACGCAGAGATTTCAATGACAGATGATCATATTTTTACTGGTAATCCAAGTAAAGTAGGAAAGTTGGTCTTTACTGTAAAAGGTAATGCATTTCAAAATGGTGCAACAGAAATACATTTAGATGTTGTAAATGAAATGTTGGATAACCTAAGTCCAGAAACAGACGAACTAGAGTTTACAATTAAATATATAAATTGATGTTTGATAAAACTTATGTAGACCGCTTAAAAATATGGCGAGACTTTCGGCTAACGCTGGAGGGAAGTGATGAACCATTTGAAGATACAATCGAGTTTTGGAATAATGCACCGCTGAGTAGCATAGCAGCAGATCCGTATGACAAAACCACATGGCCCACTCCTTGGGAAATGATTGAAGAAAATCGTTACTGCGACTTTACAAAAATATTAGCAATATACTACACTTTACAGTTAACTGATCGTTTTTCTAGCAGTCGTTTTGAGATACATATTACACTAGACGAAAAAGAAAGTGTAATAAGATACCTTCTTTTCGTTGACAATCTAACAATAGGGTATTATTATAATAAGAGTATTGACGCAACTGACTTACCTATGCTGAAATGCCAGATGCAGCACGACACACTACCTACATATTAATAAATACCAAATAGACAACAAAAAGGAAAAGATAATGATTCAAGTTACTAAACGTGACGGGCGCAAAGAGACTCTCGATATTGAAAAGCTACACAAGGTTGTGTTTTATGCATGTGAAGATATTACAGGAGTTAGTCCAAGCGAAGTAGAACTTAAGAGTCAGATTCAGTTTTACAATGGTATTACTAGTAAAGAAATCCAAGAAACACTTATTAAAGCAGCAGCAGATCTTATCACAGAAGAGACTCCTAACTATCAATATGTTGGTGGAAGACTTGTTAACTATGCGCTACGCAAAGAAGTATACAACGGATTTGAGCCGTGGCATGTTAAGAAACTAGTTGATCGTAATACCGAAAGCGGATTCTACGATCCAGAACTTGTTACAAAGTACAGTGACGACGAGTGGGAAAAGATTAATACATTTATTAAACATGACAGAGATGAGAACTTAACATATGTTGCTATGGAACAGCTTCGTGGCAAGTATCTTTGTCAAAACAGAGTAAGCGGTGAGATTTTTGAAACACCACAGATGTGCTACATTCTTATTGCAGCAAGTCTTTTCCAAGACTATCCAGTTGATTCCCGTTTGCAATGGGTAAAGGATTATTATGATGCTATTAGCTTGCACGACATTAGTTTGCCTACTCCTGTTATGGCAGGAGTTCGTACTCCGCAACGCCAGTTTAGTAGTTGTGTTCTTATTGAAACTGATGATAGTCTTGACAGTATTAATGCTACTGCTGCCAGCGTTGTTAAGTATGTAAGTCAAAAAGCAGGCATTGGCATTGGTGGCGGGAGTATTCGTGCTATTGGTTCCCCAATTCGCAAAGGCGATGCTTATCACACAGGCATCATTCCTTTCTACAAGCACTTCCAAAGTGCAGTTAAATCATGCAGTCAAGGTGGTGTACGTGGCGGAGCAGCAACTATTTACTATCCAGTATGGCACTTGGAAGTAGAAGATATGCTGGTGTTGAAGAACAACAAAGGTACAGAAGAGAACCGTGTAAGACATATGGACTATGGTGTACAGTTTAACAAGTTGATGTATGAAAGACTTATTGTAGGCGGCGATATAACTCTTTTCTCGCCTGCTGATGTACCTGGATTGTATGAAGCGTTCTTTGCCGATCAAGACAAGTTCCGTGAACTATACGAACGTGCAGAGCGTAACACAAAGCTACGCAAGAAAACAGTTAAAGCAAGTGATTTGTTTAGTGCATTTATGGAAGAGCGTAAGAACACAGGCCGCATCTATTTACAGAATGTAGACAACGCTAATGATCACGGTTCATTCCTTCCAGAGCTTGCACCTATTAGACAGAGCAACTTGTGTGCAGAGATTGACTTGCCAACTAAGCCACTCAAAGACTTGAATGATCCAGAAGGCGAAATCAGCCTATGTACTCTTAGTGCAATCAACTGGGGCAACATTCGTACTCCAGCAGACTTTGAGCGTGTATGTCGTCTAGCAGTACGTGGACTAGATGCATTACTAAGCTATCAGAACTATCCTATCCTAGCAGCACAGCTATCCACAGAGAAACGCCGTCCTCTAGGCGTTGGCATTATTAACTTTGCATACTGGTTGGCCAAGCACGACTTAACATATCAAAACATCGATGCAGATGGACTTGCACTTGTAGACGAATGGGCAGAAGCATGGTCATATTACTTGATCAAAGCAAGTGCAGATCTTGCAACAGAGTTCGGCGCACCAAGCGGCAACATGGAAACAAAGTACGGACACGGTATTACACCTAATCAAACATACAAGAAAGATGTAGATGAATTAGTCAAGCACAAAGAACGACAAGATTGGAAAGGGTTGCGTAAACAACTTAAAGCAACAGGTATTCGTAACAGCACACTAATGGCACTTATGCCCAGCGAAACTAGCGCACAGATTGCTAATGCTACAAATGGCATTGAACCTCCACGTAGTTTAATCAGCGTGAAACAAAGCAAGCACGGTGTTCTTAAACAGGTTGTACCTGAGTACAAACGACTAAAGAACAAGTATGATTTACTATGGGATCAACAGTCACCAGAAGGCTACTTGAAGATTATGGCAGTACTACAGAAGTACATTGATCAAGGCATCAGTATTAATACAAGTTATAATCCAATCTTCTTCGATGACGAAAAGATTCCAATGAGTACAATGCTACAACACATACTGATGTTCTACAAGTATGGTGGTAAACAGTTGTATTATTTTAACACCAACGATGGACAAGGCGAACTTGACATTAGCAAACTAATGGGAGACCATGCTTTACCAGAACTAGAGCAAGCAATAGTTGATGAAGAAGATTGCGAAAGTTGCACAATATAAAACTTGACATGCTATTTGTAGCATGTTATAAACATATGAAGATAACATATTAAGGGAAACACACATGAGCGTCTTTGACACAACAAACAAAGCAGACCATACTAAGGTTACTGCATTTTTAGACCCAACTGGCGGTCCAACTATTCAGCGTTACGATACACTAAAGTATAAAAGTTTTGATAGCCTAACTGATAAACAGCTAGGATTCTTTTGGCGCCCAGAAGAAGTAGACATCTACCAAGATGCAAAAGACTTTAAAGCTCTCAGTGAACATGAACGTCACATCTTTACATCAAATCTAAAGCGTCAGATCCTACTTGACAGTGTACAAGGTCGTGCGCCAGTCGAAGCATTTGCTCCTATTGTAAGTTTACCCGAGATTGAGAACTGGATCCAAACATGGACGTTCTCAGAAACAATTCACTCACGTTCGTACACACATATTATCCGCAACGTGTACAGCAACCCTAGTAAAATCTTTGATGAGATGATGAACATTGAAGAGATTGTTGATTGTGCTGGAGATATCTCAAAGTACTACGACGACCTTATCGAACAGAGCAGTTGGTATAATCTACTAGGAGAAGGCACTCACACAGTTAATGGTAAGAAGGTTAAAGTTGATCTTTATGAGCTAAAGAAACTGTTGTGGCTTACACTAATGAGTGTTAACATTCTTGAAGGTGTGCGTTTTTATGTGAGCTTTGCATGTAGCTGGGCGTTTGCAGAAATGAAACAAATGGAAGGCAATGCTAAGATTATTAAACTTATTGCCCGTGATGAAAACCTACACCTAGCAAGCACACAGATGCTACTAAAGATTCTTAAAACAGATGATCCTGTGTTTGAACAGATTGCAAAAGAAACAGAACAAGAATGTATTGATATGTTTGTAGATGCAGTTGATCAAGAGAAAGCATGGGCAGACTATTTGTTCAAAGACGGATCGATGATTGGACTTAACACTGTATTGCTAAGTGACTATATCGAATGGATTTGTACACGCAGAATGACTAATGTTAATCTTAAAAGTCCGTATAATGTAAAAAGTAATCCTCTGCCATGGACACAAAAATGGATTAGTGGTGCTGATGTACAAGTTGCACCACAAGAAACAGAGATTACATCATATGTTAGTGGCGGCACTAAGCAGGATGTAAGTACAGATACATTTAAAGGATTTAGTTTATGATAGAAATCTACGGCAAACCTCAATGTCCATTTTGTGATAGAGCAAAGGCATTATGCGAAACACGTCAGTATGAATACAAGTACTATCAACTTGACGAAGACTTCACACGTGAACAAGTATTGGAAATGTTTCCGGGCGCTCGCACCTTCCCGCAAATCAAAGTAGGCGGCAAGATTATTGGCGGCTGGGATAAGTTTCCACAGTATTTAGAAGAAACAGGTTATAACGGAACAGGACACTCATTATGATTATTGAAGCACCATACAAAGCAACAGACACAGTCACTATTAGAACCACAGCAGGTGAAGAGATTGTGGGTAGATTTGTTGAAGAAGATGCTACCACTATAAAAATCACCAAGCCACTAGCACTACAAGCAACTCAGCAAGGTATTGGACTAGGTCCTTGGGTGTTTACTGTGGACCCTGCCAGTACTATCAAACTAAATAAAAGTGCAATAGTATTTGTACACAAGACTGCAAAAGATATGGCCAGTCAGTATGTACAAGCAACAACAGGTTTAGCAGTAGCTTAGGAGTATAGATGCCAGGAGTAGCTTGGAAAGACGGAAAAAGCAGTGTTGCTTGTACCGACGGTGTTAGAGGAAGAGTATGTCGACGAGCCGGTGATCCTTCAGTGCCTGTTGCTTGGAACTGGGATGCTAACACAACACAGTCGAGCAATGTTGGCAGTGGCAATGTTTTTGTTAACAACATAGGCGTTGTTAGAAAAGACGATGTTATGAAAAGTCATCCACACGGCGATCCTTGTACACCAAGTGCTATAAATCATGCTCCGCCATTAGATACTTATTCTCCAAATGTTTATGCCAATGGAAAACAAATAGGACGTATAGGCGATCATTATGATGGGGATGGTACAAGTCAAACACATCAAATAACAACAGGCAGTTCTAACGTATTTGCAAACGACGGTTGACAATCCTATAAATCTGTGCTATAAAGTATTATAACAAATAATAAGGCTTAGAAAGGCACAATATGGAAAAGATTATTGTAACAGACTGCGATGGCGTTTTGTTGAACTGGGAGTACGCATTTTGTGCTTGGATGACACAGCACGGGTATACTGAAATTGAAAATGGTAACAAAGAATACAACATCGGCAAACGATTTGGTATCACACTAAAAGAAGCTATCAAGCAAGTTGTGATATTCAATGAAAGTGCAGCAATGGCATTCCTACCAGCACTACGTGATGCACGTTTTTATGTTAAACGACTACACGAAGAGCATGGTTACGTGTTTCATTGTATTACAAGCATGAGTCTTGATCCTAATGCCAAGAAGCTACGTCAAATGAACTTGGACAAGTTGTTTGGTCCAACTGCGTTTCCAGTATTAGAGTGTTTGGATACAGGTGCAGACAAAGAAGAAGCACTTGAGAAATACCGTGACACTGGCTACTACTGGATTGAAGACAAGTTTTCAAATGCAGTTGCAGGTCAAGCAGTAGGCATGCGTCCGATACTAATCGAACACGGTTGGAACATGAACGAAGTTGTGCCAGATGGTATGAAAAAAGTTGTTAACTGGAAAGAGCTTTACGGACACATTGTAGGTGACTGAGTTGAGTGAAATACATGACGCAATGAAAGTTGCATTTGCAACTTACGTTAAAGAATCAGAGAAGTTTGAACAAGAGGGTGTAAAAGTAAGTGCTGTTCGTGCCCGTCAAGCTCTCAACGATTTAAAAACATTGATAACAGAGCGTCGAAAAGAAATACAAGATCAAAAGCTGAAAACATGAGTGAAAAACAGTACCTGTACAATAT